TTTTAAAACTTTAAACATTTAAAACTATATTTCTGCTATAACCTGAGTATTCTCTTTTAATTTCGTTCCTCTGTTCTAGCTTTTCAATTAGCGAACTGATTGAATTTTTACTCTTGTAACCCATTTCATTAGCCATTTCTAAAAATGTTGGCATATATCCATGTTTTGTACTATAATTTTTAAGATATTGCAATAGTCTGAGCATTTTAGGAGTCATCGGTCTTTTACCTCTTTTCTTGTTCATTTATTACTAACCTCCTTAATAATTCTGCGTAGCCATTTATGTCATCAAAGCTATCTTTTTTATAATTATCTGATTGCATAACTCTCCAACATTTTAAAAAAATCATAAATAAACCAAACAATTTTAAAGGTACTTTGACCTCAACATTATTATAAACTGATAAATATTTTTCTAAAATTCCTGACATAACATAAGAGGTATGGTCAAATTCTCCATAGTCATCTTGCTTTTGTTTTAATAATCTTTCTATTTCGCTAATAAACTTAACATTATCTGACATAATTTCCTTCACTATCTTTGCAGTAATGAGCTACTACATTTTGATTTTTATATTTAGTTAGAACCCAAACCTCTCCATTGCCTTCTTTGTAATTTGGGTTCTGAACATACTTAACATTTTTTTCAAACATTTCATCACAAGTGATGGGTAGTAAAGAATATGCAAAAGGAATCTTTTCATATTTTAAACCACCATCACCTGAGTATATAACTAAAATTAAAAAAACTACTTTCACTAATTAGAAAGGAATTTCTTTGCTTTGAGGTTTAGCTTGTTTAGGTCTTGGTTCGTTCTTGTAACCAGATAAAATATTACCTGATTCATTAATCCAACCGATTAAACCTTTGTGTCCACCAGCTTCTGCGTAGTTCATTTCGCCAGTAAATTTATCATCACCTTTGAATAGAACTCCTACTTGAGCAAACACTTTAACAAACTTAGTATTACCATCTCTTGATGCACCTTTGACACCAAGTATTGTACCCTTGTTGCCATTATCTAAATTTACATTTCCTGAGAAATCAATTCTGATGGCTTTTTCATTGTTGGCATCATAAGGAAATAAAACCCAATCCTTCTGCTTACCACTACCATTGTCTGACATTTTGTCCTCCATTTTTTTTTATTGATTGTTGTTGTGATTCAAAATCTTTTTCTATTGAATCATTTTGTTTCTTCCAATCGGAATACAAAGCAGTCAACTTAGTTTCGGTTGTTTGCTTTTTAATCGTATCTTTAATTGAAACTTGTTTAGTTGTACATTGATTATTCAAAGCATTTACTAATTCTTCTGCACTAGCATATTCTGAACCTGATAGACCAAATGCAGCTATGCAACGACCTAACGCACTACTGGAACAATTTTCTAATGCACTTGTTTTATTTATGAAATTAGCATTTCTATGTTCTTCTGCATGACCAACAGCATAAATAGTATCAGAAATATATAGTTCGGTCTTAACCACAACTCTCTCATTATCATGGAATAATATTTCTTCATTAAATCTAGCTTCAGGAAAATATTGTAAAAGATGTCTGTGTCTTTCATTAACAGTTGAATATTTTTTACCTTTAATATCAACAGTTGGAATATTCTTGGCACTTGTTAAACACTCCTTTCGTCTTTCTTTAAACCCCCCCTTACTTTTTTCTTCTGTCGTCTGTGGCTTTAGTTTCATTGTTTCCTTTCTTTTGTTGTATCTTTTGGTTTTCTTTAATTTGGTCAACATCTTTCTGAGCTTTAGCTTCTAAATAACTTTGGTTCTTAGCAATCATTTGATCTTTTAATTTTAATAAATCTAACTCTTTTTTAAGTTTTGATATTTCATCATCTCTTGCATGAAGTTGTTCTATATGTTTCTTTTCATTATTTTCATAAGCTCTAATTTTAGTTTGCATCTTTGCAAGTTCCAACATTACAGTATCTGTCATTTTTTCCCTTTCATTACTTCTTCAAATGTTAATTTATGAACAATAATATCCTGTACTGCCTGACCTACTATTGCTCCTATATCCATGTTTAGATTTGAGGCTAGTGCTTTTCTTTCTTTAGCAGTTAAGATTATGTAATCGTTAAACCAAATATCTAAACTTTTATTAAGCTGCGAAGGTGATAAATGATCTGCTGTGAAACAACCACCTTCTTCACCTTTTTTACTCCATTCTTTTCCAATTGTTTTCATAGATTCTATTTATTAATTAATACAAAAAGTGTCAATAAATTATACAAATTAAATTCAATTTGTGGGTTCATTATCAAATATTATTGTAGCATTAAAACTAAAAGATATTCTTTCATCATCTTTATCATCTGTATTAAATGGGTAAACGACATGAGATAATGAGTTTGGGAATAATATCCAATCTCTAACCTCTGGCATAACTCTATAAGAATTATTATTAAACATATTTTCAGATCCTTCTATAAACTCTGTCTGACCTGAGAAATCATTATGTTCTTTAGCATTATCTGTTGAAATCATTTTAGGTATTTGCAAATAACCAACGCAGCTTAAATGATAATTACCATGCACATATTCAGTATGGGTATGGCAAGGGTTATAATCTCCAGGTTTTGATATTACATACCAAGCAGAATTAATTAAAATAGATTTAATTTTATGTTCTATGTGATTTTTGACATAAGTATTAATAATAGGATCAAAGAATTTTTGTTTCCATTTAAGCATAATCTCTGGTGAAATTAGATACTCTGAATCTACATGACCGACCAATTTTTTAGACCAATCATGGTTCTTTTGTTTTTCTTTATCTTGTCTTATTTGTTTTAAATCATCTTGAAAATCTTTCATTAATCCTAATGGCATAACTGCTTTAGCAACTGTTGAACCAAAAGGTTTAAATAATTTAAAATTTATCTTGTCCGACATCTTCCTCCATTGGTTTAAGTTCTTTTAATTCAATTTTATATGCAGCAGGTCTATCTTGGTAGCCAAAATTTGATAGTTTTTCTGGTGGTAGATCATCATTATAAATAAATGAACCCATAATACTAAAATTAAAATCTTCGTTGTTGTCTTTAATAATTAAAATATATTTACCTTTCTTTTCTCCAGGTCTTATTAATAAAAAATTATATGATTTCTTTTCTTGGGTTCTTATCTCTATATTGTTTTGAAAGTCTGAATCTGAATAGAATTGTTTATCATCACTATAAGAACCATTATAAAAGCTATTAGTTGCCTTTGCATAAGCAACCTCTCCTAAAGCTCCTAAGATCCCATCTGTTAGTTGTGATTTAATTCCTTTGGTGTAACCATAAGAAAAGGTTTTACCCATTCTAAGGTTGCCTATGTACCTTTTAGATGCAATATTTAAGGCTAGTTCTACTTCGTTAGGTTCTAGTTTTATTTTTATCATTTCTTGCTTGATCTAATTGTTTAACTCTTTTTTCATATTCTTCAATGCTTTCACCTGAGAAATGTTTAAACCAACATGATGCACAATAATCTTTACCTTTTTCTACTATATCGGCACTCATACTACATTTAACACATTGCCTTACATCACCATTCATGTTCATTCAAAATATTTATTTCCTTTGCTTATATTTTGTTTAGCGGTCAAATATTGAAGGTTATTTTCAACATGAAGTCCAGAAACATTCTTACCCTGTAAAGGCACAATGTGATCTACATGGTAACCTTTAGGACAATTTTTATATATTTCTTTTATCTTTTTTAAATTAGACCATTTAGGAATTGCATTAAATTTTAATGCTCTGCGTTTATTAGTTTTTGCGTTCATTTTTGCTTTACCTTCGTCAGTAGAATAATATTTTTTTCTATATAATCTTTGTTTTTCTTTATTAATAGGATTTAAATAATATTTTTTATCAGATATTTTTTTTCTTTTTAAAACTTTTGGATTACTTCTGTATTTTCTTTGATCTTTTAAAATTCTAATTAAATATTTATCAAATTTTTCTAAATGTTCTTTTTGTTTTATATTTAATTTTTTATTTTTTAATTTTAAATTTTTAAATTTTCTAGCAAGTTTTATATTTTGCCAAAGAATTTTAGCATTTTGTTTTCTTTTTTTTATACCTTTTTTTGATTGTGCATATCTTTTTTGTTGTTCTTTACAATGAGTAGTTTGTCTATATCTTTTTAATGCCTCTTTTCTCTTGCCAGATACTGTCCAAAAAATTAAACAACATTTTCTTGAGCAATATTTTTTAGTTTTTCCTTTAGATTTATCTTTAAATTTTTTATTACAAATTTTGCAATTTTTTTCTTCAATGTCTTTAAATTTTCTTTTAAATTTATTTAAAAACAAACCTCCACAATATTTACTGCAATATTTTTTTACTTTGTTTTTAGTATTATCAATAAAAAGTTTATTACAGTTTAAACATTTATTTTTAATTGATTGCATAATAAAAAATAAGTAATGCGATCTCTACTACGATAATTGTTTCAAGCATATTATTTGATCCTTTCTTTTTAGGTTTTTAATTTTATTCCAAGTAACACCATTGATAGACCTAGATCCCTCAATGATATTCTTAAAAGTTTGTATAGCCAATTTTTCTTTGTCTAAATCAGTTGAGAGTTTTATTTTTTCTTTCATTAATATTCTTTTTTAATTGGTCTAATTTCTTACTCCAAAGCTCTTGCCAACCTTTAGGACAATTCCATCTCATATATTCTAAGTTCCTTATTCTCCTTTTATCCCTTAAAGCTATATTAAAATCATAGATTAAAGGCAAACCATATTTATTTCTCATAGTTTACCCCTAATTTTTTAAGTTCTTTTCTTAACCACTCTTGAGCATTTGTTTTGTGCTTTGAGGTATATCTTAACCAAGTTATAGGCATTAAATATTTGCCATCTTGAACATTGGCAAAAGTTTGCCATTTATTATCCCAAGTTTTTTTGACTCCATATTCTTTTATATTCATTAATACCCCAACCAATTTTTTAAATGTTGTAATTTATATGTTTTTTTATTTCCCAAATCTTTTATAAAATCTTTAAGCTCACTATAATTATTGTGACCATGATTTTTTAAGATTTTAATTGTTTTCTCTTTACTTATTATTTCCATTTCTCCCCCTTGTTAAATTAAATCTTTTGGAAATTCTGCTCCAATATCTTCGCTTCCACAATCTTTACAAAATGATTCTCTACCATCATCATTATGATTGCTAAGAACTATATTTTGACTAGAACAACTATAACAAACATCAATTAAAGTTGTTAAATCAGAATAATATATTTTTTCTTCTTTACTCATTTATCCCCCTTTATTAGTTTAACTATATTATTAAAGTATTGTTTAGGTAAAGGCAAAATTACTTCTTTTTTCCTAATTTCTGCGTCTTCCATATCCATAAAAGAATAAAACTTTTTTCCTGGATTTCTTTGTTCTAGGTCTTTTGTTATTGAATAAACTTTATTTTTCAAGACTCCCCCTTTGTAAAGTTGATAATTCTGGTCTTAAATTAGTAATAAAATTAACTACAATACTATGATTAGTTTTATAATTACAAACATCTTGATAAGCATCTTCTATTTTTGCTCTACCATTCCAAATAATAGAATTTTTAACAGCTTTAGTAATTTCCTTATATGTAAGTTTTTCAATCTCTTGAACACTCCATTTATCTACTAAAAGTGCATCTGCTAAGTCGTTCACATCCCAACCAGATTCCAATTCAATGGTTAAATATTCGAACATTTTACCGCTATTTGATTTTAATATTGTCATTTTGTTTTATCCTTTCTTTTAGTTTCTGATCTCATCAGTTGAGGAGTAACCTCAAGACAAGGGGGATTGCTCCCCCAAGTTTCGATCTATGCAGTTAAAACTTTGTATTTTTCTACTTTACCCTCCATAATATCCATTAATCCTTTTTGCCAATTATCTTTAAATTCATCTTTAATTTGTTTGATCCATTCATAACATCTTAATTCATTATCAAACCACATCCATTTCTTTTCAGTTCTAAATATATTTTCATCATAATATTCTAGAATTTGATTTGCTCTTTCATCTTGAATAAATAAATATTTAGTTTGCGGAATATCATCTCTATTGTTTGTAATTTCATAAATATCATTCATTCCATCAAACTTTCCATATTCAAATTTATAAGAATATTCTTTTAATAGTTTAAAAGCATTGTCAGAACCTTTTAAAACATTAATTTTAACATGATCTCCCATGCTATAGTTTTTGCTAGATCCAGTAACAGTTAGACCTAATTCTTTTGCTTTCTTTTTTAATAATTTATTTACTTGAGCTGCTTCTGATAGTTTTCTCATTGTTTTTTCTTTCTTTGTTGATTTGTTTTTCATTCAATAGTTATACAACTTTTGTACTATTATGCAAACTATATAAGCTAAGATTGTATAAATATTTATGTTCGCTAAATGTTCTTATTGATTACCCAAAATTTGACATATAGAAGGTCTAGCAAGGAAGGAATTAAAGAATATGGAAAAGACTAAAAATGGGTTCGCTATGATCCCAAATTCAATCATATATGACGATAAACTTGGAAATGAGGCTAAAGTCTTATTTTGCTATATAAAGTCATTATCTGCTAATTATAGGAACTTAAGAAACTCTAATTTATGCAAGAAACTTGGTGTTTCTGTTAATACCTTACAAAAGGCTAAAAAGGAGCTTGTTGATAATGGCTACTTAGTTATCCACAGATTATCAAGTGCCAATAGATATACACTAAGACTACCCAAAAATAGGGTAATCAGGGTGTCAAAATCTAATCAGTCAGACTACCCAAAATTTGGGCAGTATTTAGAGAGTAATAACAATAATAATAATAACAATAATAATAAGAAAAGGTTTAAAGGTTTTAAGAAATGAGTGAAGAAGAATATTACTATAATAATGAACCTTTACAATTAAGCTATAGAAACACCTACACCCCCCCTGAGAAGATTGAAATAGTTTTACAGATAGAAAGTCACTTCAGTTCTGGAATGCTCTCTGCCAATCAGATGCGATGGATAGTCAATAATCTTAGGTTTGGTGCTTGGACAGTTCAAAATATTATTGATAAAATGATGTTTAATAACAAAATAAAGATTAACCCAATTACCCTTGATAATAGAACATTTAAAAAGAAACCTACACCATTTGATTTGTAATATACTATATATTGTGTTAAACGAATTATAGACTACTAGCTCCCTTGCGTTAGTCTAAAATAAGTTAATTAACTAGACCTGGTGAGTGCTATTCTTTCCTTTCTTTCTTGCCTTGCCAGGTCGCTTAAAATAGAATTATGGCTGGAAGACCTAGAAAATTAAATAAAAAATTAGAAGAACAGATCCTTGAATTAATTGCAGATGGTTTAACTATTAGACAAGTATTTGATAAACCTGAAGTTAATTACACTTGGTCAAGTTTCAGAAAAGAGTTAATCAACTCTGAAGAATTAATGAATAAATATAATCAAGCTAAACAATTAGCAATTGATCTAGAGCTTAGTAGTTTAAAAGATAAAAGGTTGGATCTTGAAGCTAAAATTGAGTCTGGTGAGATTGATGGCAAAGCAGGTCAGAATTTAGTTAATCTTTATAAAATTATTGTTGCTAGTTCTCAATGGTCTGCAAGTAAAATACAACCAAAAAAGTTTGGTAAAGCTGCCGAAACTTTATCAATTAAGTCTGATAATTCGCAACCTTTGTCAATATCTTGGTCAAAACCTTGAATTAATTATGAATATTTACTTTGCTAAACCTTCTAGAAGTATTGATTTTATTGATAGTGTGGTAAAAATAACACACATAAAAAGCAGATATTATACATGAGTGTTGCAAAAATATCACACAATTATTTAGAAAGGTTCTAAACTGGTGATAACGCAGTATTATCGGAAAATTACTATTGATAGTCATAATTTATCATTATGAATGTTGTGGTTGTAATAACTAAATTATGAAGAACAAATAGCGAACATGGGGGGTTTTAAAAGTGGTATACCCACTTTTTGCGTTACCTGTTAAAATAAAATTGATACAAGGCATAAACAAATGGATGATACTTTTCTAAAAACAATAATCTTCATTATGAAGGATAAAAAAACCAAGAAACCAATTGTGATTACACACTTTCAAGGTTTTGAAGATGAGGCTGAAGCTAACGACTTTTCAGAGTTCCTTAGAACACAATTCATTTTGCCTAGCGATTATCCAGATTCAAATGAAACAATTCATTAAGGGGGGGTTTGTTTTAAAATGAAACAAATTGTAATTCCTTACGCACCAAGAGAAATCCAAAATTTTTTGCATAAAAAATGCGATAAGAACCGATTTAATGTAGTAATTGTTCACAGGAGAGGAGGCAAAACAGTCTTTGCTATAAACCACTTAATCAAGGCAGCTCTGACATCAACAAAACCTTATCCAAGATATGCCTTTATTTCTCCTTACAGGTTGCAAGGTAAAAGCACCGCTTGGGATTACATGAAACAATTTTCTGCCACAATTCCAGGAGTTAAGTTTAATGAGTCTGAATTAAGGGTGGACTTTTCTATAAACAATTCAAGAATACAAATCTTAGGTGGTGAGAATAGTGCAGCTATTAGAGGTCAGTATTTTGATGGGATAGTTTGTGACGAAACACAAAACCTTTCGCCAGACCTCTTTGACACCATCCTTAGACCATGTTTATCGGACAGAAAGGGTTTTGCTATTTTTATTGGAACTCCGATGGGAAGAAACTGGTTCTACGAATTGCATGAGAAAGCTAAGACTAGCAAAGATTGGTTTACCAAAGTATTTAGAGCTAGTGAAACAAAGATCATAGCTCAAGATGAACTAGATGCTGCTAAACAAACAATGTCGCCTGAAAGTTACGAACAAGAATTTGAGTGTTCATTTCAAGCTGGAATAAGTGGTTCTTACTTTGGATCTATAATTGAGGAGTTAGAGGAGTCTGGCAATATTAAAAACTTTG